TATCCGGACTATTCTGATTTGCCGGATTCCTCCGATGTCCCAGACGCCTCAGACACCTTTTTCGTAAGCAATGCATGCGCCTTGCTTGTTATAATGTTTCCGTCCATAATGCCATAGCCCACATAATCTGTTAAACGATCTTTCACGTGGTCTTCCGTCATCATGCTTACTTCTTTGTTGATATTCATGTGGTATCCGCTGTAAGCATTGGACATCAGGATTTCCCCGTTCTGCATAGAGTCATCCTCTTTCACCGGCATTCCCAAAATCCTGAATAATCCGCCTGACGTCACATCGGCTACAAACAATGGCCGCTTATTCGCATCCATAACGGTAGCCAGTTTCGTCCAGATTGTGACAGAATTCGCATAAACCGAAAGCCCTGCCCCATAACCGGATTTGATCTTCGCACGGGCATGAATAATATCTTCATAGGTAAGAGCATCCCCGTATTCCACCACCTGCGGCTTTCCCTCTTCTGCCTGAAGCGCCGTAACAACTCCCATGGGCTCCGGCTTTCCGGATGCCGCATTTGCCCCGGCTCCATGAGTCACGCCATAGCCTGCTGCCGCGCCCATTTTCTTAGCCATTTTCCGCTGGATATAAGGGATAAAATCCTCAATGGCCATTTCCTTTAATTTCCAGGAAACAGTAATCGCTCTTGACAGCTCGCACCCGCTGAGTTTGTATTCCTTAAAAGTCTCCTTTCCATCCTCCGTCTTAGTGCTCTCATCATACCATTTTGCATCTGAGGAAGTATCCTCCTGGATCATGGTCAAAAGGCCGTTTACATAAGTCTTGGTTATGTCATTGAAATAGGGGTAATATTCCCCCGCCATCTCCCAGATGCCTTTTGCAACTGTTTCAGGAATGACAACTCCGGTATTCTTAGTGGTGTGGGTGAAGGCCTCGTTGACCATCCGGAACTTTTCCGACTCACTATCATTCAACGGTACGCCCATCAGGGTTTTCGCCCATGCATTTTTGTATTCCTCCGATTTCCAGGCCTGTACTACAGGAGATTCCGTTTCCTGGACCTTTTCACCGCCAAAGGAATCCTCAAAGCGGATATTTCCCTGCTTTGGAACCTGGGTTCCGTTAAGCGCCGCAAAATCAGCCATAGCCTGCGCAATGGTATCCCACTGCTGGTCAAGTTTCTTTATCTCTTCCATTTTGGCATTTGCTTCCTCGACCTTTCCCGCATCAATCAGGCTCTGCGCCTCGTCCATGAGTTTTTTTCTCATCGCTTCATACTGTTTTCTGTTCATACTTTTTCTCCTCTCATTTTTAAAAGATTTAGTTGTGTAAGACAGGCTGTGGAATCACTTCTGTTTTCTCCTGCCCCCTTTATGGCTCTCCCTACCTTTTCCATTTGTTCCTTTGTTGGAAGGGAAAACAAAGGCCCTGCCACCAAAGGGCTTTCTTTTTCCTCCTGGAACATGATGCCATCAATCAGGCCCTTCTCCTGTGCCTGCTGTGCGGTAAGCCATGTCTCATGCTCCATCATTTCCAGCGCATCTTTTTCTGACATCCCGCTCTTTGCCGTATAAGCGATACATAAAGCTTTATCTGCCGTCCTAAGCACCTCAGCCGTATGCTCCATAGCGCTGTGATTTCCACCTGCATAGGTGGAAACGCAATGTACCATCATCAATGCGGTAGGTGACATTTCACAATATCCTGCCATTGCCACAATTGATGCCGCACTGCAGGCTTCCCCGGTAATATAAATTTTTACATTGTCCTTAAAACTGCGCAAAAGCGTATAAATCTCAGAGCCAACGTCTATGACTCCCCCAGGCGAATTGATATAAACCTCAATTTCGTCTCCATCCTGCAATAAGTCCAATACCTGCTGTACATCATTTGGGCAGGTTGCGTCCTCCTGAAACCAGTCGTAATACCATTTATAATCATTGGGTATCAGCACACCCCGGATATTGATTTTGTGCTTCATCCTTTCCCCTTTCTGCCGCTTCCAGAAGCCGGCCTACCATTCCTGCAATCACAGAGCAATTCTCGCTGTTCATTTTCCCAAGCATATTCCTGATCAGACCAACCACTTCTGTATCCAGCCGCCTGATCGGGTTATCCCCTCCCTCAATGGGAGCCATGTTAAGGGTTGCTCTCCACTCGTTTGGCGTCATGGCTCCCCGGTCCACCATGGCCTGCGGAGCCAGCTTTGAGCTAAGGCTTGCGCACTGCAAATTACTTGCTTCAAACACAATCCGGTTCCCGCATCCCCGCTCCCTTCTGGTAAATATCTTTACAGAATAGGTATCCCCCATCTGTATGGCAACTGGTTCCACTTCCGCCTCGTAGTATGCGTTCCACTCATCTTCCGTCCACTTGGACTGAATGATCTTTTCATTTGTATTGAAAAAAGAGTAAATCCTGTTAATCGTTTCCTTTGTCTGTAACGCATTGGGGACATAATCCTTCGGCTCTATCCTTGTTGCAGTCGCCTTGGAATCCACGCCCGCCGCACCAAAGGTATCGCTCTCCACTGAAAGATAATTGTCCACAAAGTCTTTCACATTTTTCTTTATATCTTCCGGACGTAGAGAACTTGTAAATGTAAGCAGCCACCTGACAATCCCGCTGTTTTTAATCGCCTTGATAATTCCCTGGTCAATCGTCCCGATCACCTCCATCATGGAGGCCAGCGCAGGCGCCGGGCTTTCGCCAAAAATGTCATGTTCGTTAAAATCCTGCCGCAAGTGAATGATCTGGCTATATGGAAAGATTCCTGACTTTCCATTGCGGTACTGAAATTTAAGATACAGCTCGTCATTTATGTACTTCGTCTCGCACTGGATGCAGGGAATCGGGTATAACTGTATTGGCTTATCGTTTATATCTCTCACAATTAGAATAAACGCATTATTATTCAGGCATAATTGTGTCGCCACCTTCTCCTGAAACTGCTGTCCTGTCATATACGGATTCGGCTCTGACAAAAGAAACCTGATATTTGCATCCGGATTCACTTTCAGCACACCTGAATCTGACCGAATATGCTTTGCCACCAGTTTCCCTACCGCCTTAACCTTGGGGCGGATACATGATCTTACAATGTCGCTGTCGTAGAGCCTGCCATTCCATGAATAAAAATATTCACCCCATGAGGTGACCATCTGCATCACATTTTTATCTGCTTTTTCATTCGTTTTGGCATTCTTTTTCTTAAATAATCCCAATTCAGGCCACACCCCCTATGCCACTATGCTCAAATATTCCTCTAAATTATGTTCCAGCTCCACATAGGCATCCAGCAGGCTTGCCATACCGTCAATACGCCTGGTTGCCCCCTGATTCCCTTTGGCAGGCTGAATATTGTCATTTTTGTCCACATCTACGGAAGTGTTGCACAGACACCACTTTAGAATAGGGTTATTGTTATAGATGATTTTTTTCTTTTCCAAGTCCGCCCCCAAGGATTTCATTGGCCCTGACAGGGTTTTCTTTCCCTGGAAAACCAAATCTATTACGGATGGGCCGAATGTATTTCGCATTTCCTCTACAAAATAATCGGCGCTCCATCCATCTACGCCGCATTTAAACAGGTAAATATCATCCTCCTGTTGTACCTCGCGGTACCATTCCACCACATACTTATAATGCATCCGGTTCCCCGGACACGTCCTGAGATAACCCCTCTGCTTCCATATATCATAAGGAATCTTATCTTCCCTGACCCTTTTCTCCAGCAAATCCTCCGGTATCCAATACATTTGTTTGACATAAATATTTTCATCATTCGGCACCATAAAAATAATGGTTGCACAGGTCAGGTCTGTGGTGCTTGACAAATCACACCCTCCTATCCCGTATCTGGGCTTCAGCTCTGCAATGTCAAATAGTGTCTGATTGTCGATCTGCTCAAAAGTAAGCCATGCCTCTGTGGCCGTCTCCCGGATATTAAATTCCTTACAGACCAGGTTCTTCACAAGGCTTGGATTTTCCATCGCCTTGCGCACTTTCTCCGCAAGGGCATCTTCTTTCTTGATCGTCCCTAACCCCGGATTGGCCTTTTTCCAGCACTTTGAATCTACCCATTCTTCCCTTTTATCAAGTTCGTAGATAAAGGGGAAGAAATGAATATCCTTGTACCCGTTTTCATCAAATAATCCATTTATTACCCTTTCCGCCTCTTCATACTTTTGGTCGTAAATATCTTGCCGAATCGTCCCGGCTGTGGAAGTGATATAAATCAACGGCTGCTCTCTGGCGGTCACTCCGTCCGCGATAATATCATACAACCTGCGCCCATCCTTCCACTGGTGGATTTCATCCATCAGCCCGCAATGGATATTCAGCCCGTCCAGCGTATCACTGTCAGATGCCAAGGGCTTAAATGTCCCATCATTAAAGAGTTCGCTGGAGAGCTCGGCCACAAGGGTTTTTATCCTCCTTAGCAATACTTTGGACTTCCTGACCATCCGCTTTGATTCCGTCCAGATAATCTTTGCCTGATCCTTCTTGGTTGCAACCGCATATACTTCCGGCCCCGGCTCTCCATCCCCCACAAGCATATACAGGCCAACAATTGATGCCAGCAGGGATTTCCCATTTTTCTTTCCAACAATCAGGACAGCCTCCCGACACATACGATTGCCATTAATATTCACAAAGCCAAATATCGCCGCAAGATGGGCATTTTCCCAAAGTTCAAGCCGCACCGGCCTGCCAGCACCGGCTCCCTTTGACAGCCGGCAATAATTTTCTGCAAATTCAAGCACATGGTTAGCCCTTTTAGAGGAATAAAAATACTCACCCGGGGACTCTACCAGGTGAGCAAGGTATCTGTACCAACGATATATTTTATCACTGACAATTTCCCGGCCGCCCTCAATTTCATGCCAATATTCCAGCACTGGATTGTATGTCAAAGGGTAGGCTATTTTTGTCATATGTCTTCCCTCGCATTTACAAAGTCGTCAAAATCGTCTTCTGGAGCTTTGACCTTTTCCGTTTTAGGCATACAGTCAATCAGTATTTTCATGGCCTGTGTCAGCTTTTGCGACAACTGCAGGTACATTTGAGACTCCGGGCTTTGTTTAGTTCCGTACTGGTTCTCTCCGTTTTTATAAGTGGCTGTCGTTCCTTCCCTTATGATCGTCTCCCTCAAATCCTGCATGGTAACTGTCATAAAGGCAACGTCTGCGATCGTGGTCAGTACCAGCTTTTTCTTATTCTCATCAATTCCCTTAAAAAGGCGCTTTAATCTTGTTTCCTCTCTTTTGATCTGCTTAGATTTCTCTAAATAATTTGCGGCGCTGTCAACCTTTTCTTCCCTCTCAATCTCCCTCTGTACCTCTTCATAGTCCACCATATACCACACCCCCTATACGTGCGACCTGTGTGTTACGCAAAAG